ATTTTGCCTTATTGACTACAGTTGTCAAGAACTTTAACCAATCTTATTGCACCATCAATATCATTAATTCTTACGACTGTTGAGCCTTTCCATGTCATCATAAATAGGTCTTGAGCCGTTGTAGTAGATGCTTTCTCTGAGGATTTTATCTCAACCAATACTGTTTTATGGTTCTTACCAACCAAAATATCAGGAAACCCTCCACCAACTCTGCTTGTATTGAAGACTGAACAGCCAAGGTCTTTAAAAACTTTGACTATCTCTGCTTGATTAGCATCAACCCTTTTAGCGTATTTGCTCACCTAATCCCCACAAAAACAAGCAATGTCTTCATCTTTGGCAAATAAATCAGTTTGCTTGCCAACATATTCCAACATTCTAGAATAAGAAGGCCTGTCAGTTCTAAAATAAAATCCTGAAGGTCTAGATGCTAACTGCAAGGACTCCATTTTTGCCCACCAAACTGCTCTTTCAGGTTTTTGAGAAATTAAACTCATAACTTTGTTGTTTCCCTTTAAAAAACATAAATCACAATTTCCTTCAGGAGTATCTCCATTGTTATTTTGTAATTTCAGGTTAAATTCCTGTTTTTCCCAAAAAGCAATAACATCATGTTTGGTAATGTTTGCCGATACTAAAGGGGTTCTTTCCCTTTGAATTTTTGCAGCTCTACGCATTTCATCGGCTCTGATCCCAACCCAATCCATATTTTCATTATGTTCCCATCCTAAAAATTTTAAATATTTATGAATTGTTCTTATTTTTAAATCAACTGTGCAAAACCTAACTAATGGATTTGGCAAATATTGTCTTTTAATAATAAGTTGTTCAAAAGGTTCACCATTTCTGCTTGCTGTATTGAAATCCACAACTTTAAAATTTGGTTTTTCACTTTGATATTCAACCCAATGAATTGGAACATTCCAATTTACAGAACAAGCATTAATGAATTCTAAAGTTTCCTCAACCTCTTTTCCTGTATTAGCAAAAACAACAATTGCATCATCAGGAAGGCCATTATTTGATTGCAATATGCGCCAAAGCATATATGCGCTAGTTCTGCCACCTGAAAAACTAACAACTGTAGGCTCTATAATTTTAAATGGATCAGTCATTTAGCAACTCTTTTGTCTTTTCTATTAATTCTTCAGGACTGATCCCCCAATAGCTTTCAAAGCCTTTAGCACCTAAAGCATGGTAACTTTTATCCCCTAACCTGTGATGGTAGGCACAAAGCCCAACAATAGGAGCTTGACTACGCTTACCACCATATCGCCTTACATGATGGATCTCAGTTGGAGAATCGTTTACTTCTTTGACATCAAGCTGCCGACATAATATGCAACCGAGCCTGGCTACTGCTTCGTAATGCTGTTTTTCTGCTTTAGTTGCCATTAAAAGGGTTCAGTCAAATCAACAAATTTAAATAAATTCTTTGGAACATCATAATAAAGCTCATGTTTAGTGTCATCTTCTAATTCCCAAAAAGAAAAAGTTAAGGCAGTTGCACCTTTAATCCAGTAAGCATGAGTCATTTCCTGAGTTAATGCAAAGAATAGCGTTTTAGGAGTTTCAAGCATACGCTTTTTTCTTGCAGGAACATGAATTGTGTCAAATGGGCAATAAAGACTCCATTGCCTAACTTCTACTTCAGCAAATCCCACGACCTTGCCATCTCTATAGATTATCAAATCTGTGCCGTAAATATCAGGGTTATCCAAAGCCTGTAAACCCCATTTCATATCAATCCAATCAGTTACAGCCTTGCGAGCTGGAGGATCGTACTTGTCATGCAGTTGCTGGTCAAACTTCTTAATCCGCAATTCGCTCATATTGCACCTTGTCTGCGATTACTAGATAAAGTTCTCCAAATATCAATGATTCGTTGCTCATGCTGTCGCTCATTGTCTATTTTCTTAAATTGCACATAAGCCTCTAAATGAGCATTTAAAGCCTGTGCGTATTTATCGCTTGCTATGGCTTTTTGTTCTCTTTCTGATACACCGCCCTCAGATAATAAAAAAGAATGAGCCTTGGCTTGTTTAATGCCTTCTGCAAGGTAAGTTACTTGTCCACCCAAAGCAGCATGAAGTTCATTAGTTTCAGCTAATTTCATCAATGCCATTTCAACCCTATTTTCATCTAATTTATCTAAATTCACTTCCATTCTCCTTTTCCCCTATTGCCCTTGGCCCATTGGTCTGCAACATCTCTAAGTAATTCTGTTTTTCTGCCACCAAATCCATAAGTTGAAATATATTTACGATACCAATCAAGTCCTTTTTCTGATCTCCATTTAAGGTGCTGTCTGACTTCGCATTGGTGTCTATATTTTTCATTCATTTCCCCATTGCTGGGCCATAGCATCAGCAATTCCTTTAAATGTTGTATTTCTCATTTTTTCCCTTTCTTTAGGAGGTAATAAGCTACTCTCATAAAACCATTGGCTCATTCGTTTACCGCTTTTAGCGACCCAAACACCGCCCCTATCAACAATATTTGTAGGCTTTAACAAAGGTAAACCTTTAAGCCATAAGCAAGTTGCTTTTGTGGTGTCGTGTCCATATTGCCAAGGTTGAATAATCTGCTCTGGCTTACGATATACACTAGACATAATCCCAATAGGGTTTTCAATGGCATAACGAGGTATATTGCAATCCGCTAACTTCAAAAAGAAATCAATACCTTGTTGTTGCCTTCCATCAGCCCTTTTCTTAGCAAAATGCCTAGCACCACTAACTGCCAGATGTGTGCAAGGAGGGTGAGCAATCATCAAATCCCATCCATCATTAATGATGTCAAAAACATCACCTTGGTAATGCTTGCCAAGTGTTAAACTTGGTTCTAAATCACATGACATAGCATCATGACCCAAAGCTGTAAAAGCATTTCTTACAGAGCCACTAAATTCACACGCTATTAGAACTTTCATGCCACCTTTCTTTTATCTCGCTGATCTAAAATAAATTTTTTCATGTCGTAATAACTGTTAAAACGAGCCAAGCTAGGATCTGCTCCACATTCCACCCTATATGCTTCCTCTATCTGCTTTTCTGTTCCTAATGGCAATTCCTTGGCTTTCTGAGCTGCTTGATTAGCCCATGAAGCCTCAAATGATCTCCAGCCCTTGAACATGATTGTTTCCAATACTTCAGACAAAGGCATTTTTGCTAAACCAGCTTCTTTTTTAAGCCTTGTTAGTACACGATCAGTTATAGGAGCTTTAAGTCTTTTCCTATAAATTAAAAAATCATTCCATAAATCATCAGACACCCCTTCAGGGGTTACGACCTTGGGAGTAGTATTTATTTGTTTGTTGTTTGTTGTTTGTTGTTTGTTGTTTAGGGTTATTTTGGGTTCAGCTTGGGTTAGCGTTGGGTTATCAATGGGTTTTTTACCCTTCTTAGGCCTACCGCCAAGCCTTCCATTAGATTTCTGTTTTTCCAAAAACTTGTGATAATCAGCAATTTCACCATCAGCTCGGTAATTTTTAAAACCTTCTTCACTAGCTTCAAAAAACTCATTTAAAACAGATTCAACAATTTTGGCATCCATGCGTAACCTACGGCTAACCAATGGGATATTGTTGGGTATTGGGGATTCTGTGTCGTAGTACATATCTAATAATCTTCTATAAGCAAGGTCTTCTTCTAGGGATAAATGGAGCGTATGCTTCATGTAATCCCCAATATTGAAGTTGTAATAGTGCATTTCAGTCCTTTTTAAACAAATCAGGTCTTAACATTTCTGTGGTCAATCTACCCTCAGATAAAACAGATAATTTCTTTAAATGCCGAATTGGGATTCGTTCTCTAGCAACCCATTGATAAACCGCAGAATTTCTGACTCCAAGGAGCTTAGAAAGCTCATCTAAAGTGCCAAATTCCACTTGTAAAAGCTGTTTTATTTCATGCATAAATCCTCCTTAAAATGAACAATACCATCAATTTGTGCGATAAAGCAATAAAAATATTTAAAAAAAACGTAAAAAGGTATTGACAGAGTGTTTGGATCTGATAAAGTTCACCTATGCAGTAAATTTTATTAACCAAGTGATGAAGGGAAAGACCATGAAACAACCAACTAATCTAGAAGTATTAGGTGCAATGCTCTTAGGAGCTTTAATCGGCATTACATTAGGACTTGTTTATGTTTACAGAACAGGAGGCTTCTAATGATTAACAATGACCATTTCTATGAGCCTGAAGATGACAACTCAGGAGATTTAATCTCTGATCGTATTACCGATCTCATGCAATCTAAATATGATCCAAACGAGTATGACAACTTTGCTGAAGCTATTGCAGAAGCAACTGATGCTGATCGTCAATCAATAGAAGATATGCTTAAAAAACATATTACTGAAAGAGATTACGCAGCTATTGGTAAAAAACTCTGTTCAATGGCTTATATCCGCATGGAGCGTTATGCAGAAGAACACGCTCAAGAAGATTATGCTGCTGGCTTTTTAAACGACTAAAGGAGTAAGTGATGACTAAATTTTTAGAACTACGCAAAATTAATGTAAACGAACATACAGAGAAAAAAGGTAAATTTACCTATTTGTCATGGTCTTGGGCTGTAGATCAACTACTTCAACAAGATCCAACTGCCACTTGGACTTATGGAGATCCTGTTTATTTTGCTGAAACTCTTATGGTATTTTGTTCAGTAACGGCTTTTGGCAAAACTATGACAGCTCAGATGCCTGTGATTAATAACCAGAACAAAGCTATACCTAACCCTGATGCAATGGCTGTTAATACCGCTATGCAACGCTGTTTGGTTAAGGCCATAGCATTACATGGCTTGGCTTTATATATCTACTCAGGAGAAGATTTGCCTGATGAAGATCCAGTTGATTTAAGCAAAGAAACTGATTTTTGGCTTGAACAGATTAATTTATGCAAAGACATTGGAGAGTTAAAAGATGCTTACAGCAAAGCCTACGCAGTTGTCCTTAAAGACAAATCAGCAATCGCCAAGATTTCAGCAGCAAAAGATGCAAAAAAAACAAAGCTCGGAACTTAGAGCTTTATTTAAAGAAATCTTTAATAAAGAAATGGAGTCCATTAAATGTTTGACTTAATCATTACTATTTTGGCTTTAACTGGAGTTGCTACTTGGTTAGCAATAATTTCAATACTTATCTATATTTGGATGAATGAATGACTACTTTTACAACAGAAGATCGTATTGCAGTTGAACAGGGTACTCCTGAATGGCATCAGCTTAGACTTGGCAAAGTTACTGCTTCTAGGGTTGCTGACATATTAGCGAAGACAAAGACAGGGCCTTCAGCAAGTCGCAATAACTATCTGATTGAGCTTGCCTTGCAACGAGTTACAAAGGCCCTAGAAGAATCATATACCAACTCAGCTATGGAATGGGGAATTCAGACCGAGCCTCAAGCCAGGGTTGCTTATGAAGTTAAAACCAATAACTTTGTGGATCAGGTTGCATTTATTGACCATCCGACTATTGCTAACTTTGGATGCTCTCCTGATGGCCTTGTTGGATCTGATGGGCTTATTGAGATTAAATGCCCTAATTCAGCAACTCATTGGAGCTACATTAAAGATAACGCACCACCTAATAAATACTTTATTCAAATGCAAGCTCAGATGGCTGTAACAGGAGCTAAGTGGTGCGACTTTGTATCTTTTGACCCAAGGATGCCTGAAAGAAGCCAGTTGTTGATTGTGAATGTTCCTAGAGATCCTGAGTTCATTTCTAGCATGGAAGAAGAAGTTAAACAATTTTTAAGTGAAGTAGAAGTAGAAGTAAATCTAATGGAGAAAAGAAATGGCAATTAAATATTTTGTAAAAGCAGCAGTATCAGAGTTCAAAGGTGATGATGGCAATATGAAAAAACGCTATCAGACCATTGGTATAGTAATGGAAACTAAGCATGGCCTAATGTTAAAGATTGAGTCTTTGCCTGTGTTTGCCATGAAAGAAGGATCAATACTTGCTTACTTAAATGAGCCTGAAGAAAAAGGAGCTACCCCAACTGCAAAGGCATCAGATTTATCTAGTTTTGATGACAATGTCCCATTTTAAGGAGAGATTATGAACGAGCATATTTGGACTGCACCAGGTACAGATATAACTGCAAGATGGAGGCTTGCTGGATGGACTCCTCCATCGGAACAGCAAGAGTATTTAGATAAATGGGCCTTTTGGCAAAATCTTCCATTACGAAGATTAGATGACAAAGCCAAAGAACAATATGAAGCAGTTTTAAGAAAAGCTAAAGTAGCGAGGATCAGATGATTATTGAAAAGATTCCATTTGCAGGAG